ATCCTGGTCCAATCTTGATTCAGTATGAGGTTGTTTTGTCTGCTGGTTGTGGTCATACCAATATTTACCCTTAAAAATAAACTGCTTAGTTAATCACACTATTGTTTTTGTCAAAATTCAAAGTCATGCGTTCTGTGATATTGAACGGAATATAAACTAAATCTGCTTGAATTCGCATGCCTTGATCTGTGCTGTCTATGTTGATTTCAGTGACCGCAAATCTAGGATCGTAGTTGATGATAGCTTCTACATCCTTGGCTATAATTTCTTTGACATCCGGTGTAAACGGCTCGAACAGCATGTCCCAGATCACTGTGCCAAATTCTGGATTTTCCAGTTTCTCGCCTTTGCGGATATAAAAATGATTGATTAAATCTTGCTTGACAAGATTGATATCATATAATTTAAAGTTCTTACTAGCTTCGCTGGAACTGAATCCTTTGTAAGTGAATTGTCCTTGATTCTGCGTCACTGTGGCAGAACGCTGTGCGGCTGTTTGCTGATTGTATAGTCTAGTGGCCATAATTAAATATCCCTATCTGTTTTGTCTGGTGTTAGTAGATCAGGTGCTCTGTGCTCATGCAAGGCCCAGGGTTCATGCATGGGTATGCGCTTCATGAAGCTTTTCACAATACCAGCTTGATAACGTTTGTCCCAACCTGCTGCTGTACTGGTAGCTGGATTATCTCTGAGATCATATGGCTTGACAAAGTCAGCAGTGGCTGCGGTTTCTGCATTGTTAGGGCCGTTCAAGTTAATTTCAGTGCCATTCACTTTGATTTCTGATCCGCTGCCTATGTTGACATGTGATGTAGAACTTATTTTAGTTTCTGCTCCAGATGCAATATCTAAATCATTATTAGTAGATATCTTAGTCTTGGCTCCTACTAGTATGTCAAGATTTGCACCAACAGTGAGCTTGGCGTCGGCATTAACTAGAAATTCCATGTCTGTAGCAATTTCTACATGCCACTTGCCTGACTCAGTTCTCATATTGATATTTCTACCGGCTTCTAGATTTATATCTCGAGCGGCACGTATGTTGAGATCCTGTTGAGTATGCACACTGATACTGTCTTGAGCATATACATCTATCTTACCGTTACTAGTAAGTTCTATCCATGCAGTACCTCGAGCATTAGCAATGTAGATTAGGTCTTCTGAATTATGCATCAAGATTTGATGGCCAGTCCTAGTTCTTACTCTAAAGTATTCGCTGGCTGGAATCGTTGCAGAACCGGTATCACCTTTTCGCTGACTTTCTGCGTCCAATAGATCAATATATTTTACCGGTCCATCAGCAGCAGCCGTGGCTCTATGAAATCTGTCATTGCCGTCATCCATCACTAACTGTGTGCCACCCAGTCTACTCACAGGCACAGTGGCTTGACTATCTGTCTTGCCTATCTGCTGTTTTTTTGCTTGGTTTCTGCGATCTAAAGGTCCTGGGGTAGATATGCCAAACACCATGCTAGGAGCTTCCCGTCTTGGAGACGAGGTAGTAAACCCTCTAACATCATCTTCTAACAAACCTTGTTCAAGGAATCTATCTGCAATAGGATGTACTACTCTAGGAAATTTTTCAGGATCGATTTGTTGCTCGTCGCCGTTAATACGTTTGTTGACTTCAGCCACAGGCAAAGGCAGCGTGGTGTTGCCATATCTTTTTTTATCTTCTGCATCAAGACTGTTCACAGTGCTACCAGCTATGGCTGGAACCATGTGGTTGATGTTAACCCCTGGTACGCAGGCAAACCAAAATCCTGCGGCAGGATCTCCATTCACAAACAATACCAGAACATTCACTCCCACATCAGGTGGCACAAACCACATGCCATATGATTTCTGAGTGTCGCTGAATCCATCTATAGTAGATTTTGTTCCGTCATTCTTCCCCATAAATTCAAAGGGAGTATATCCAAAAAACGGCGATGCGTACTTAACAATAAAAGTTTGACTGTCGTCACCTGATGCATTTGACTGATCTTTTAGCAGTGTAACTTCAATCGATCCCATGAATGACGGATCAAGATGGCTGATCACCCTAGCAATATAAATGCCTGTGGTTAACCCTCCACTTCTGTCTGCGTCGTCAACTGACGATCTCGATAATTCTGCCATTAATTTTGTCCTAGATCTCGATAATATCTAAATCCAACTCTTCTTTGAGATTGATTAGAAGTTGTAGTTGTTTGTGTACCTGTGCCATTGCTAGGGGATGCGGTATCAGCTCCGACTGTGGAGTTAGTAGCACTGCTGTCAATCAGTGATGTTTTTGGTGCCTCTTTTTCCCCTATTTCCACTGCTGGCACATCTGCTTTGTCTACCACGGATGCTTTGTCTCCGGTAACGGTTTCGTTGACTTCCGGTCCTTGTGGGCCTGGCATTCTAATACATTTCAATTTTTGTTTCCAATTTCCATCATTGAATTGATTTTCGCAGCTGACAACTCTATATATACCACCAAACGGACTCTCTTTACCTGCTATTGAAAAATCATATAACCCAGTTAATGTGTTTACATCTGCTGGAGTTCTAAATGTCATGTAGATATAGACGTTGCCGCTTTCATAGTTCATGGTGCCATCATCTGTTATCTGGGCGGTAGGCGAAGCAGCCCCTACAAAATAATTACTCATTCCCGAATCTATCAACCAATAAGGATCACCAAGTATTTCAAGATTTACCGTGACCATGTCAGCACTGCTGCCACTGATAAATGCTTCTTGAAAATTCTCTGCAACGTTTTGTTCAACACTTTTATATTCAGATCCGCCTTTGAATCCTTTCAATAGTCTAGGATCACGTTTTGGTCTAGCTCTACCTGTTTGTGCAGATTGCACTTCTGCAGCCTGTCCCTTTCCTGTTCGAGTAGAAGAATTTTTTGTTTCAGATGCGTTTTGATCTTGTGTGGCAGTTTTAGCAGCATCGGTTTCCGGTTTAGGATTTGCTCCTGCATAGAATAAATTATTGATATCAATGCTAAAACTAAGAATGTCTACATTTTGTCCAGTATAGATATACTGATATTCTTTGACCACATCTTTCATAAGTTCAGCATAACCTACTGGTGCGGACGTGGCGTTGGCAAATATACTTTGATGTACTAGATACGGCACCACTCTGTAAGTGATCTTTTTTGCATAATCGCCTGTGATAACATCAAATTTCAACAGCTCTATTTGTATATCTAGTTTAAACCACTTGATAAATCCCTGTGGTGTGAGATTTTTTGGTTCTAAGGCCTCGGTGGCATATTCTGAACTGAGAATGACTTGGTTAATAATTGCGGTCAATGACTGGCTCTGACCGAATTGAAAGGCTCGAGTTTTTGGATCTATGGTCATGCCTTCTCTTTTCAACACGCCTGTTTTTTCATCGTATTGATCGCCGGCTCGCTTGAAAACTGCGCGACCACCAGAACTTTGATCAAATCCCAAACTGGCAGAGGCTATGCTGTTCTGATCCAAAAGCTGGGGATCGGTCTTAATCATAGAAGTTTGTACTGCTGTCTTAGTAGTGGCTGCTTCAGATGGATTTACCGTTGCCTTTTTAATTTCTGTTTGATTTCCTGCTGAACTTTGCCAGTCACTGGAAAGTATAGGAAACTGAATGACATATTCATCCATTTCCGTAATTTTGCCGTCAGCTTTTAGTTTCTTTTCATTATTATTGAGATAAGCCATAAGACTACCGTCGCTTCCTGACAACAGATCAAACACATGGCCTTTGCCGCTAGCAGATATTTTTACATCACTATACGTGGTGTTCATTGCATCAGAAAATCCCTGATGGTTATATGGAATTGCTTCTACCTTGTATACACTGCCGCCTTCATTGACTGTGAATTTAGTAGATGATAATTTCATCACAAAATATTTGGATTTTATCTGAGACAAATTCTGTCCTAGTTCATTGAATCCTTGAATGTCCATTCGCAATACAAATGGTGCATTGTCTAGGTAACTGAGATATCCTGCTTTCACTGCGGCATTCTGCATGCTCTGTAACAACAGCCCCATGGAATGAGGTTCAATAATATCAAATGAAAATTTAACAGCATTGCTGTTGCCTGTGGCTTCGTTGGCTCCTATCACTGTCTGCATTACAAAGTTGTTGATATAGTATTCCGGACTACCAAAAAATGTAGCTACTCTGTCTTGGTCGAATCTTCCGGCAGATGAAAACACTAAATTTTTTAATGCTGATGGATTATTTCTATAAGTTTTAGGATCGTTAAACTGTTGTGGAGTCAAACATGCTAGTGTCCATAGCACATTATTGCTGGCAAACACTTCCATGGGATTACGAACCAATGCGGGTAGATTTTTCTTGGCCGATGCCGCTGTGGTATTTGATTTTGTTTCTAGTTTAGATTCGCCATTTTGCAGCATGTCAGTAGCTCGTGCTGGCAACTCTAGAGTTTTTCTCACAGCATTGCCTATGGCAAGATTGCTGTTAGTGAATTCTGCAATAGCTCGAGTACCGTCTGGTTTAAACTGCTCTACTGCGTTGGCCAAAAATCTTGCGACCATTTATACTCCTAAAAACTTTGAAAGGTTTGTTTTTTTAGGAAGGTATATCACAGTTCCTGGTTCAAAATCATATATGGGATCTTTGATAACACTCATGTTTCTTTGCACAAATACCCACCATAGTTTAGCATTACCATAGACATCGTATGCCAACAGATCTGGACGATGCCTGTATTGATTTTCAATCACGTATCGAAAATCATCTGCTTCAGCTGGCACTGGTCTGATCTCTAAGAGATCAAGATAAAAATTATTTTGTCTTGTATCAGACCAGGGGCTGGTTTTAGAGTATTTTGCCATTAGATATATCCTACTTGGCCTTCACCAGACATTTTGCCTGCGGCGTAGTCTTGCAGGTTGAATTTTCTCAATCCTTGTCTACTGTATACCGGTGCCACACTCACTGTTATTGTGCTTAACGCAGGCACCCAAGTGTATTTGCCGTTCTTGAAAGGATCGCATTTGATGTAATTTACATCGTCTTTGAAATCTACTGAGAATGATTTTATTATTACAGGAACTTTGTCAAACACATGGCTACCGTAACCTGTGAGATTGCAGATGATAGGAGGATTGCCTGCAAGGTTGCCTTGCCCAAAAAACATCTTAGTAGCTGTTTTAAAAAATGTAGTTGCTGCTATCCAGTAGGCGCCGTCTGTGGCAGTTTCGCAACTGAACTCACCACTGATTGATATATCATCAACCACACTGTTTTTGTAACTGTATTGAGAATAGTTGGCATGCGTGATAGGTATGGTGTTGTATTCTGCTTTGGTACTAACTGTGATACTAGGCAGGTACGGCCACACCACGCCTCCAGTCTCTTGCAGCACTGCAAACAACGGACTGTTAAAGGCATCCCATTGGCAAGTTATACGCACACGCCAATCGTCCTTGTTTCCTGCTTTAAGCTGTATGGCTTGACCTTGTGGCGCAAACACCTGTGCCCCTTTCGGTATGTTGATACCTCGCTTGAGACTAAGTATGTTATTAAGCATTCCTGCCGCACCACTAATACTACCAGCAGCTTTTAGCAGTCCACCTGCAAGGTTGCCGCCAGTGAGTTTGTTAATTGACCCGGAGATATCTGCTGCTATGTTACTGGTTGATCCTGCAACTGTTCTAAGTTTATCAACTGCGCCACCTACAGTACTTTGTATGGTGGTGTTACCTCCCAACGCACTAGCACCAAAGTCTTTTATGCCTCCGGCCAACTGGTTTAGGCCTGATTTAAATCCACCCGATATATCCGAAATTTTGTCGTCTAACTTTGCTTTTCCTAGCGCAGAAGAAGCATCTTGCAATGCAGCTTGCCCCTCATTAGTGGCTTGGCTGATGCTTTCTGATATGCCTGCTACTAGTTGCGAAAAAGGTGCTGTGGGATTGCTGCCTGGTCCTGAAGATGCTGCTTTGTCGCCGCCAAATCCAAACGCCGCTGTTAGTCGTTCGTTGGTTCTGCGATTGTTAGCAACCTGTTCGGCGGTGATACCTTCGGGATCACCGCTGGCTCGATTAATCCGGGCAGCTTCTTCTTGTGGTGTTTCGGGATAAGACTTACGTGCCATTTTGAGCAGATTTCCTTGTCATATAGACTATTTATTATGATAAAAATGTGCTATTATATAACATATAACGGAGAATTCTAACTAATGATTGTGCCTAAAATTA